AGGCTCGCGGCGTTGATCTGGTTCGCCTGCAGCACACCGTCCACGTTGGCGGCGTATACGTGCAGGCCGTCGGCAGTGACGAACTTGCCCACGATGGATCCATCCTGCGTGATGGCGGTCTCATAGGGGCCGCTGACGCCGTTTCTCGAGAAGCCCAGCCCGCCGAGATTCCAACGCCAGACGTTCTTGGCGGTGGACATCTCCGGGGAATCCATGATCAACAGCTCCGTCGCCTGTCCGCTGTCGTTGCGCTTAAAGACCACGTAGCCGCCCCCGGTGCCGGTGATCCAGCCGGTGGCGTTAAGGATCGCCTTCTGCATCGCCTGCGTGGTGGGCATGGCGTCAAGATCCTGCGCCTGCGCCGCGATGGTGTCGGCGACGTTGGCGCGAATGTCGCCCACGTCCACGCCCTTGTAGCGGTCACGCAGGACGTCGAAGGTCGTTCGTATCACCTTCGCCCGGGCGGTGACGCCCATGGCGGGGAAAACGACGGAGACGGTGTCGCAAAGGTCAACGCGCTCGCCGTCCAGCTGGGTGAAGGACAGGTTCAGGGACACGCGGGGCACGCCCAGCTTGTTGTCGGTGATGTAGTACTGCGCGGCCGTCCGCAGCCTGTCCACGGACGGTGCGTCGTCAAACGAGGACGACAAATCCAGTGGCAGGATCCGCGTGAAGTCAAATGTGCCCGGAACGGACACCGTCTTTTCCGGCAGCTCTACAGTCGCCTCCCCGCTCGTCCAATAGGGGTAGACGGCGGTATAGACCGCCGCGCAGCTGGCTTCCTGCTCCAGGGACGTCAGATCCTTTCCGTAGCGGATCGTCACGCCGCGATCCTCCCCGCGCTTCGCCCAGAGCCGGACGGTGAAACGGTCGAACTCGTACTCGCCGCCGTAGACATCCAGGATGCTGCCGCGGACGCCGCCCAGAAGCGAGCGGACGGATAGCGGCAGCGTGCTGGAGATGCCCTGCGTCCCCGTCTTATCCGTCCAGTAGGCGAAGCCGCTGTCAGACGGGAGTGCACTGGCATTGATGGCAGCGAACGCCCCGGTGATGCCCTGCGCCGTGAAGGGCGGCATGGCAACGCCGGAGAGGTCATAGCTGATGTGCTGGGCGTAGACAGTCACCAGTCCGCCCATGGGGCGGGTGATGCGGTATACACGGAACGGCTGCGCCGCGGCGTCCGGACGCGGTCTTGCGAGGATGACAGAGCGGTAGGTGATGTCGGCGTAGTGGATGCCGGCGACCGGGTACTGCAACTCCAACTCGAAGCTGCCGTTCCGTTCCTCCGTCACGATGCAGGACGCTGCGTCAGACAGGACGCCCACGCCGTTATCGGCAAATGCCCGCTCTGCGGGGCTATAAAGGATAGGGTTCACAGCGTCCACCACCTCGATTTAATCGTCACGGCGGTGATGCCGCCGCTCCAGCTGACGGGGGTCTCCCCTGCCGCCAGCTCCGGGAACTCCGGCGCGAGGATGGTCGCGTTGCGATTCGCACCCTGCGCGCCGTAGGCGTTCTGTGCCTCGCAGTCCAGCACCACGTAACCGTCCGGGAAGCTCTTGATCTCCACGGCGCGGCCGCCCACCGTCAGAGTGCCGGAGCCAGACCCGGTGACGGTGATCAGCGGCTTCGCTGCAAACGCCGTGGGATTCAGCAGGCTCTGACCGCTGAGCAGGCGGGATTCTATCTCGCCGGAGCGCAGCCAACGCTGCGGTTGGCAGCTGAACTCGATGGTCGCCCGCCCGAAGCGGTGCATGATGCTCTCCACGTCCAGCGGCCCCACGAAATAGGCGTTCCGGAACGCCTCAAGGTCGTAGCTGTCCTCCAGACGCTGGTAGCCCTTCGGGGCACAGAGCCACTGCGCCACCTCGCGCATGGCGCGGGGCAGGCGGATGCGCTCCGCGCTGATGTAGACCTCGTATTGCTGGACGTAGTTCTCGTAGGCGTCCTGGGGGAAGATCAGGTCTCCGCTGCGCCCGGGGACGGACTGCACGTCCAGCTTCCGCGCCGCCAGCGGCATGGAGGGATAGCGTTCGACGACAACGTGAACATCATCGGAGGATTTGCCAGCCCAGAAAATCACGCGAACACCGCCTCCCTTCTCTCCACCGCGCTCTGCAGCCTGTACATGACGGCGTCCGCCAGAGCGTTGACGTCCTGTCCCTCCGCGCCGTAGACGTTCAGCACTACGCCGCCCATGTTGGTAGTCGTTGTGCTGCCGGCCCCCGGCAAGGGGATGTCCGTCAGTGCGGCCAGCTCGTCACCCATAGCGCGCATGGCGCGGGGCATTGCCTGCTCTACGCCCAGCGTGATGCCGGGCGGGATGAATTTACCGACCTCATCGGCAAAAACCTTTGAGGGGGAGTGGATGCCGAAGAAGTCCTTGATCCAGCCGACCACACCATCAACCCAGCCCCGGAGCTTATTGTAAAGCCATTCTCCGGCATTCTTTATGCCGTTGAAAATGCCTTTAACAATATTTGAACCCAGGCTGATTGCACGACCGGGAAGCTCCCGCAGCCAGTCTATGGCAGACTGCACGCCATCGCGGACAGCTCTGGCTATATCGCGAGCTTTATCCGAAACAGCTGTACCTACACTGGCAAAGAAAGACCGTATGTTCTCGCCGGCAGTGGTGAACCAGGTTACAATGCTTTCCACGGCACCGGCTATCCAGTCTTTGACGCTGGTCCAAATCTCAATAACGCCATTGCGGAAGTCCTCGCTGGTGTTCCAAAGTGTGATAATTGCCGTAACCAGCCCTGCCACGAGAGTGATGATTATCCCTATAGGGTTGGCGTTCATAGCGGCATTAATAGCCCACTGAGCAACTGTAGCCCCCTCGTTTGCCGCCTTAAAAGCGTTTATGGATGTAACCGCCGCGTTTATGAGAGACGCAACATTCCAGGTGATGAATCCGGCACCGATTCCCGCAATCAGAGAGACGATGTATTCGCCATTCTCCAAGATGCTGGAGACAAAGCTTGCAATGGTCGCCGAAAACGATTCCCAGTCTACGCTTTCCGTCCATGCCACGAACTCGGTCGTAATATCCTGGAGAACAGGGGTAATTGCCTCGAGAAACGGCTCACCAACTGCGGCCTTGAATTGCTTCCATGCCTCTTTGGCGTTACCCGTAACATTTTCCCAGCCGTCCATCTCTCGGCTTGCCTGGCCATAGGCTCCGGACAGCTTTTGCGACGCAACAATCTGATCAAGCAGTACCTGTGTAGTCTCGCCTGCCGTAACATCAAGGTCTTTATACTCTTTACCCAGGCTTTTCATTGCCTGCGCGTTTCGGGTTGCTTCCGTACTTGCGAAGCCCAAAGCGGCGTCGTTTGCATAGTTTCCCTTGGTATATGCCAACACCTGTTCAGTGGCCTCTTCGAGGCTCCTGTCGTAGTATGCGGCTGCATCAGCGGCCGCATAGGTCGCTTCGGTGGCAAACTTCAAAGCTGCCGCGCTATTCATGCCGCTGGACTTTGCGTAGGCATATAGCTGGGTATAAGCCGACTTCAAACGCGAGGGCAGGATACCTGCCGCATCACCAATAGTATTCAGCTCCTTGGTGGCACTGGATGCAAGGTCTCCGAAGGTCTGCGCGAACTGCGCATTCGTTGCTTTGACCTCGGCTGCAGCATCAATCATACCGGATGCAAAGTCTTTTACCGCACCAGCCATTTTTTTGAGCCCATCCACCACGAGCTCAGCCAAAATATTCGCCTTCAGGACATCGCCGAAGGACAACGCCTTCGACTTTCCAACGTCCATATCCTCGCCCAGATCTTCCACGCCGCGGGAGGTGTCGCGGAGCTCGTTCTGCATCTTGTTCAGCGATGCGGTCGCCTTGTTCAGCTGCTCTTGGTACTTCTGAGTACGGATGTCCGCCTCGCCGTATTTGGCGGCAGCCTTGCCGGTCTGCTCCGCCAGAAGCTTCACGCGGTCACGCTGCACTTCGATCTGCTTGGTCAGCACGGAGGCGGTCTTAGCATTCTTCTCCTCCGCCGTCGTGGTGGCGGTAAACTGCGATGCCACCAGCTTCATCTGGCTCTCCAACGTCTTGGACTGCTGGATGATCTGGTTGATCTGCCGACGATATTCCGCCTCGCCGTCCACTCCGATCTTGGGGCCGATATTTACAGCCATAGGCTCACCTCACCTTCATAGCTTCGTCAAATGTCCAGTGTTTTCGCTTCTTCTTGGGCGTCGCGCCGTTGTAAATGGCAAGGCAGGCGATCATGTCCAGCATTTCACCGTATCTCGCGCACATGATCTCCTGCCTCCCCATATTCAGCTTTCGCCCGTAGAACAGGAGCCAAGCAAGGTTCAGCTGGACGCCTGCGCCTTGCGGCTTTCTTTTTTTTCGGGCTCCACCTCCACCGTGGGCTTGCTGTCCTCCATCCAAGCGGTCAACGCCGCCTGCTGCAGCTGGGCGAACTCGTCCATCCGCAGGCTCAGAACTTCCTCCACCGTCAGGGGCTGGGGCTTATAGCCGGGGATCTCAAAGGCACACGCCTCCTCATACCCCTCGCTCAGCGCGGCGATGATGGACGCAGAATCCCGCGCCACCTTACCGTACTGCCCCTCCAGAACCTCCCCCAGACGGCTGATGTCGCCGCCTGGGCAGAGGTCGGAGATCTTGGCGGAGGCACCCACCGTGAAGCGGAAGCCCACTTCTCTGCCGTAGATCTGCATAGCCGCCTCCTTTATGCCGCGCCGCCCAGAATCGCCTTGAGGACAGCCTCGGCAGCCGCCTCGGTGGACTGATCCGCACCCACCAGCTTCCAGTCATGGTTGGCGGTGTCGTCGCGCATCAGCGTGGCGGTCAGCTCCTGCGTCTGCCAGTCGATGGACTCTTCCTGCGTGGCGGCGTCCAGACCAGGCTGCTGGAATCGCGCCTTCGTCAGCACAACGGGCGCGTAGGTCGCCACGCCGCCGCTCTGGTAGCGGACGACGAAGCCGATGCCCACGTAGGGGATCTCCATGCCGTCGCCGTAGTGGGAGACCTGCACCGCGCTGCCGCCCGCCTGGATCTCGGTGGACTCAGGCAGACCAAGGATGAACTTCTCAGCCGACGCCAGAAGCCCGTCAACGGTCAGCGTGGCGGTGCCGTCTGCGAATACAGCCGCTGCGGTCTCTGCGGCGATGTTGTCGGCGTAGAACGTGTTGTCGTCCGTGGTATTCAGGGACAGGGACACGCTGACGCCCCGCGCCAGCAGCATGACGCCGCTGTAGGTGACCGCGCCGCCATCGTTGGAATACTTAGCCACGTAGGGCTTGCTGAAGCCCGTACAGACCTTTCCTGCTGCGCTCATAGCAGCACCTCCTATTTCATGATTTTTTCAATTTCGCGGCTGCACGCCGCGTCCATTGCCGCTTCCGCCGCCTTCTTGGCGGAGTTCACCGCCTTGTCCACAAACTTCGTCTTTTTGCGGAAGGTGGTGCCGCTATTGACTGCTCTGGCAATCAGTGCGTTAGGCTGCCCTCGTGGGTACTTCTCCGTCCGGGTGGAGTTGTACCCATCAAAGCCAACCTTGACGTTGATAAACCCGTTATCGTCCTTCAAGCGACTGATGCCAAAGCCGTCCAGAAGCCCCGCCTTCTGCGGCAAGGTGACGGTGTCAACCAAACCGCCGTCCCGGGCGCGTCCGTCGCCCACAGGCAAAGCCTCTATCGCACGCCGCACCGAATCCGCCACGACCGCCGCACCGGCATAGACCGTCTTACCCACCACGCCATCCTTGGTGGACTGCTGCAGCTTGTTCAGCTGTTTGATGTAGTTGTCGATGCCGCCGAACTGGAACGTAGCCATCAGGCAAACACCTCCCAGTCCCACTCGTAGTGCCAGAAGCCGGTCTCCTCCTCGAACTGGCAGCTGTTCAAGCTCCAGACGATCTCCGCCGCGTCAAAGGCGGCTTCCAGCTCATCCCGCCAGGGGTCAAACTCCTGCTTCGTGAACAGATCTGTGGAGCCTGTAACCGCCTTTTCCGCGTGGATGCCACCGGCCTCGAAGTCGTTCGCGCCGTCTTCTTGCCAGACAAGGTAGCGGTCAGACTGGATGCGCCCGCCGTGGCTGACGGCGTCGGTCACGGCGAGATGCGCCGCGATGATTCGCTGCGCCCACAGGGGTGTCCTGTCGGTGCCCGATTCGGGCACATTTCGTTTACTACTCATGGGACACCTCATACTTCTGTTCGATCCGGACGAGCGTCAAGTCCATGGACGGCGGATAGACGTCCTGCAGCTGCTGCACCAGCTCGATGCCGTACTGCGTGCCGTCCTCCGTGACGGCGATGCACTGGGGATTCACCGCCGGGCGCGTCTGCGTCCGGATCACGCGCTCCACCTGCACCTGCGCCTGCTTACCGCTGTAATACCGCTGCAGACCGACCCGCCGCTCCGCATAGAACAGCGTTTCCACCAGCGTAGGCGTGGGCTTGGGCTGGTATCCGGGCTGGGCGGTGTCCGTTATGGTGTAGATTTTAACCACGCCGTCCCGGTAGGGCTGCGTGATCTGCCGGTCGTCAGGGCGAAACGGTAGCTTCCGCATAGTTCTTCACCTGCCTGTCGTTCTGCATAGCCAGCAGCCGGTTCAGATAGTTCGTCTCGAACACATCCAGCGCGTCGCTCAAGCCGTAACGGACGTATTCCTTCAGCAGCGTCAACGGCTCCCCGGGGTTCTCGTAGTCGCCAGCCTCGCCGAGCTTCCCGTCAATGTAAGCCTCCCCGGAGGCGATGAGGTCGGACACCTTGGTGTCCGTAGCCTCATCGTTCCAGGTGATGTTGCAGGCGAGCTTGACGGACGACAGCAGGGCGGCATTCACCGCGCCCGCCACCGTTAAGACTTGGTGACGGTGACCTTGTAGGTCTTGGTGGTGGTGCCGTCAGCGGCAGTCACAGCGACCTGCAGGGTGTTGCTGCCGGTCTTCCACGTAGCGGCGGTGCCGTTGTCGATCTCGGTGCCGTTCACGGTCAGCTTCATGGCAGCCGCAGCGTTGCCGGGCACGGCGGTTACCACATCAGACGCGCTGGCAGTGGTCGCGGTGTAGGTCAGCGTGCCGGACGCGAACGCGGGGGTCAGAGCCAGATCGCCCACAGTCAGAGCGGTCAGCGTGGCGTCGGTAGACGCTGCGGGAGGATCCACCTGCGTCACCTTGTAGGTGGCAGGCGTCAGACCGGAGATGTCCAGCACCAGGAAGGCGTTGTTGTCCAGCGGCATACCGTTGGCATACGCCTTGATCAGATAGACGCGCTCGTCCTCCAGGAAGCGGTAGTGGTCGCTGTACTCGATGCGCCCCTCGGGGGAGGTGCCCGCCATCGCCAGATAGCGATAGGCGATGCCGATGACAGCCTTGCCGCGGGGCAGCGCGTGGGTCTGGATGATGTCCATGGGATAGGGCAGGACGTCGTTCCGGTAAGTGCCGTCCGGAGCCATCAGCGTGGTGGCGGGCATGACCTTCTGCAGATAGTCCTGGGAGTTGACCAGCAGGATCACATCACGAACACGGCGAGGCTTGCCGTTAGGATCGGCTGCCACGATGGACAGAAGATTGCCCACAGTGTGGGGGGACAGATCATCCACCTTGACGGCAGCCTTCTCGGGGTATGCGCCACCGGTGACGGTGACGCCGTCGCCCACCTGACGGATCATGCCGATAGGCTTCTTGTTGCCGTCGCCGGCGACGATACCCGCCTCAAGACCATTGCTCAGAGCCTCATAGAGCGTCTGACGGATGAAGTTATCCAGCCACTCCGCGCCCAGCTCCAGCATCGCCTTACAGACAGGCAGGAAGGCGGACAGCTTCAGCAGCGTGGTGGGGATCTTCTTAATGCCAGCGGTCAGCTCCTTGACGATGTCGTCGCACAGCTCGCCCCACACGGCCTCCTCGTAGCCGTTGGTGTTCACCATGATCTCGACCGCACCGCCGGTAGCGCGGAAGTTGATGCGGCTCAGCAGGGGATGCGCCGTCTGCAGCTCATCAAAGACGGAGTCAATCACCGTCTTGGGCAGCGTCTCGTCCAGACCGGTGACTGCCTGCCGAGGGTCGGGAGAGAGCATGGCTGCGGCCAGCTTCTGGTAATAGCTGCGCTCCTCGCTGGTCAGCTGGTGGACGCCCCGCTGTGCAAGGATGCGGGAATCGACCTCCTGCCGCAGATCGTCAAATCGCTGCTCGTACTCGGCCTGAATGTCCAGACCGATGCGCTGCATCATCTCGTCCAGAACGGAAGAGAACGCGCCGGTGTCGCCGGAGACGGCAGCCTGCTGGAGAGCCTGCCGCAGCTCCTCGCGGGTACGAATGTCATTGTTTTTCATTCTTTTTTCTCCTTTCGGTTCTCAAGAAAACAGTCCGAGAACTTTGTTGATTTTTTCAGGGCTTCCGCCGCCCTGGGGATCCTTGTTGGGCGCAGGCACCGAGGGTTCCGCTGCCAGGTCGCGGAGCTGCGCCGCCAGCGACTTCTGATACCGGAGATGCTGCTCCATGCCGGCGTTCATCTTCTGCAGGATGGTGGACGCGCCGCTCATGTCAGCGTCGGTGTCGGCAAGGCGATCCGCGAGACCGAGCTCAACACACTGCTCAGCGGTCAGCCACGTTTCCGCGTCCATCATCTCCGACAGACGCCCCTCCGTCAGCTTGTCGCCGGCCTTCTGCAGATACGCCTGCCGCCCCGCGGCATTGATGACATCAAGATCATCCGCCGCCTTCCGCAGCTCCGCGGCATTGCCGCAGGCGCACATCCACATGTTGTGGATCATCATCAGGGTGTTACGCGGCATGATCACCTCGTCGCCCGCCATGGCGATCACGGAGGCGATGGAGCAGGCGAAGCCGTCCACGTGCACCACCTTCCGCGCCGGATGACGCTTCAGCTGGTTGTAGATCGCCGTGCCTTCAAAGACGCTGCCACCGTAGCTGTTGATGTAGATCTCGATGCGCGACACATCGGGATGCTTCGCCAGCTCTTCGCGAAAGTGCTCCGCGCTGTTGTCGCTCTGGACATACCGCCAGTTCTCCCAATCGAACTCCTCGCCTTCTACGTCACCGTAGATGTAGAGCTGCAGGACGCCCTCCGCGGCCTGCTTGATTTCCCAAAGGGGTTTCTTCATGCGTTTCCTCCTTCCGCGCCGCCGAGCACGGAGGTCTCCGCGCCCAGCGTTGCAATATTCTTTGTGAGATAGTGCTTGTCCGCCCAGTCCTCCGGAATGGCGGGCAGACCCGCCGCCCGCAAGACCTCGTTGATGGAGAACACGCCGGAGCCTACCAGCTTCTCCACATTCGCCGCGTTGGCGAACATATCGAAGTGGCGGATGCTGCTGGTGTCAATGCGGAGATAGTCGCCGCGCTGGATCCGGTCGTAGCCGTACCGTTTGCGGTTGATCTCCTCCTGCAGCTGATCGCAGATGGGATCGATGCAGCCGGTCAGGAATCTGCCCTGCGCGTCCTCCGTGCCTTGGATACTGCCATCCACCAGCACCGCCGGGATCTGGAACGCCTTCGCCGTAAACGCGAAGATGTCCTTCATCTGGCTTTGGATGTCCGACAGCTCTACGGCAGCCTTGCCGCCCTCGTTCGTATAGGCGTAGCCTTCAAACTCCGGCAAGACTGCTCCATCAGAGTCGAGGAAGGTTTTCACCTGCTCCTCAATCATCTGCGAGAACTTCTGCGTGAAGTCATCCGCGCCGGAGGCCAGCTGACTCACGTGGACTTTCCAGTGCTGCCCCTTGTCCCACGCATACCGCCGCATGGCGGCATTGATGAGCCGAACATAAGAGCCGTACAGGCCATCCAGCACCGGCTTGATGTTCACGTGGTTCAGCGTAAGATGCAGGACTTCCCGCTCGCGGAAGGTCTTCTCGTAGGACACGTCGCCCACCTGCACGTTTGTGTACTCGTTTTGCTTGCTGGGGTAGCTGCCGCCGGTCATATAGCTGTCCGCCACGACCAACGCGTCATAGCCCTCCCGCTGCCGGGTGCTGATGACCAACACCTCGTTGTCCACCAGCAGCTTCGCCACCAGCTTGTGCAGGAACGCCGTGGAGTTCTGGTTCGCGTTCGGCTCCACATTCCAGAGATAGTGTTCGCGCTCTCGAACTTCCCTGCCATCCCGGAACGTCCGGAATTCGCAACGCCCGACGGCGTTGGCGATCATGTTCGCGCAGATCCAGAAGCAGGTGTCCCGCAGCTGGAATTCCTGCGCCGCTGCCAGAAGATCGCGGCACGTGATCTCCGCCGTGGTGGGAGAACGAGCCTTGCCTCCGGCGAGCCACTTCCAAAAATTAAGTGCCATTGCCCACCTCCTATAGCCGGATCGCACCGATGGGCGGCAGCTTCACCGGCTCGCCGGTGCCAAGCACCGCCTCCTCGGTCATAGATGCCACCAGAGCCATGAACGGGTCTGTCTTCCGGCTCTTCGGTTCGATCTTGGCGTAATAGAAATTTCCTGTATTCGTACCGGCACGTTGGCCGCTGCGTACTCGCTTGGTATTGTTCACCGCCCAGCGCAGGGGCGGGTTGTCGCCCCATGTGAACTGGTCGCGGTCAAAGCACTCCTGAATCACCGGGTCAACCTGCATGATGTCGCTGGGTCGAACCAGCTTCACGCGGTTCCTGTCCCTGGCGTCAAAGCCGATGCGCCGCATGGCGTCGCTCACCAGCGTCCAGCGGAAGTGATCCATCGCCAGCTTGACGATGTTGTACTTCAAGCCCATCTCCTTCAGGTAGTCCGCCAGGAGGTTGGGGTCGATGCTCACATCGTCCACCACCGTCAGCCTTCCCGCCTCCGCCCATGCTCGCCACGGGGCGACGATGCGCGAGAGAGACCGGCTCTGCAGGCAGACCCACGAATGGCTGATGTCAAACCGCTGCGCACCCACACGGAAGTGCAGATTGACGCTCGCCCAGTCGTTGATCTCCGCGTAGTCGATGCCGGCCACGCAGGACTTCCCGCGGAGATCCGGCAGCGGCCGGTTGGTCGCCTTGACCTTGGCATAGTCCGTCACGCTGATCTCCAGCTGGCCGGCGCGGATCCCCATCCGCTTTGTCAAGAAGTCTCCGTTCTGCTCCGGGTTGACCAGCCAGTCCGCATATTCCTCCTCGATCTCTTGCCGCAGGTGGGGGACATAGGATAGCGACGGATTCGCCATGAACCAGTTCTCCGGGTCGTTGACCTGCTCCCGGTTCTCAAGGCAGCAGATGAACGGGAGATAGCCGCCCTCCGGCTCCGCCTCGTTCTCGAAGAGGATCCGCCGCCCCTGGGCTATGAAGTCGTCCAGCGGGCCATCAGACACGTCGCCGTTGGATGTGAACATACCGATGCGCGACTGCCCGACCTTTCCCAAGCCGGTGACGAAAACCTTGTAGTTGTTGTAGTTCTCAAAGGCGTGGACTTCGTTAAAGACGACCTTGCCGGAGCGCATACCGTCCCGCCCCTTCGGGTTGTTGGTGCGCCCCTTCATCACGCCCTTGTTCTTCCGGCCCTGCACCATCTCCTTGGTGTGGTAATAGTGCCGGTTGAGCTTCGACTCCCACTTGGGGGATTCGAGGACTTCGGAAAGATCCTTCACCGGCGTGACCGCTTGCTCCTCGTTGTTGGCGCACACGTCCACGTTGTAGTTCTTCACGGGGTTGTAGGGGGATATGGAGCACGCGCCATCAAAGGCGATGAAGCCGTCCTTGCCTGCACCGCGCCCCACCATGCAGAGCAGCTTTTTCCACCGCGGACGCCCGTCGGCGCGATAGGTGCAGTCCCACAGCGCGAGGAGGAATTCCTCCCACGGGAACAGCCGCTCATAAGGGAAGTAGCGCAGCAGGCTCAGGTACCGGCGCAGCTGCTCCGTATCCACATAGATGTCCTCCGTGTCGAACACGCGGCGGATCATCGCCACCAGTGCGTGCTGCTCAGGACAGGCGCGGGGATTGTTGGACTCGACGATCTCGATATAGCGCAGAACTTCCCCGGGGATCTCACAGCTCATCGTCATCATCGCCCCGGGCGGCAGCCGCCAGAGCGTCCTCCTTAAAGCCCAGCGTGGTGAAGATCGCCAGCATCTGACGGGAGACCTGAATCTCCAGCGACACGCTGCGGTTCTCCATCAGCCGCCCCCGGTCATCCGTGACGGTCAGTCCGCGCCGGGCGATGTCGTCCCGCAGCTCCTGCCGCCGCACCCAGAAGTCCATATACTCCTGCACCTTGTCCCGGTACACATCCCCGTCGAGATCCCTTTCGATCAGGTTCTGTAGCATCGACTGCCGGAGCTCGCGGTAGTCCTTTCGCCGCTCGTAGTTCGGACGCTTTTCCTCTGCCACACTCAGCACCTCCTCCTGTGCCCGATTCGGGCACCGACGTCTGCGGCTTTGCGGGACGGGCGGACATGCCGCCCGAACCGTGGGAAAAGGAAAAGAGTACTTCCGGAGCTGCCCGCCCCGCAAAACCGCAGTTTATTCTGAAATTGCCCGGCGATCCTCGCGCCCACGCGCAGCGCGGCGACGCGCAGATGCGAGAATCTCGGGAATGGAAACCACCCCCGCGAGTAGCAACGAGGGCGCAAGGGGCGTTTTTCCGAGGGGGGGGGTCAATCCCACCGCTCCGGCGTCAGCGGCGGCGCAGACGGCGCGTATTGCCGCTGGCTATCCGGATGCAGCTCCTCGTGACAACGCTTGCAGACAGCCTCCAGCTGCCGGGAATCGCCATCGTAGACTGACAGTGCCAGGTCAGGACGATCCCGCAGGTGGCGGATGTGGTGGACAATGCTGGCTTTGGAGTACACGCCGCGCCGCTTGCACTCCTGGCACTCGCAGTTGTCCACCGTCAGCACCTCCCGGCGCAGCCGACGCCACTCCGGCCAGGAGTAGAACTCGTGCTCCGCTCCCGCCTCAAGAAGCCCGCGCAGCTCCGCGAGCCTGCCTGCTGAAATACCCATGCGCCCCCTCCCGTCTCTGGCTCCGGCGTTCCGGCTCGCGGCTATCACCTCGCGGCAAAACAAAAACGCCGGAGACCATGACGCAGCACCAACGTGTGGTGTCTACTCATGGGCTCCGGCGTTCAACGCTCTGGCCTCTTGCTCGATATGCAGGATGATCTCCGTTTTGCAGTCCCGGCAGTACACCGGCAGCTCTTCAGCAGCCGTGCCGGGCAACACTCGCAGGAAATGACGATTCCGGTTACACCTGGGACATGTCAGCCAGCCATCGTTCCTTTGGACTATTTTACCGTATTCCGTTGTAATTCGCAAGCGTTTTCACCTCATTTGCTGTTTTGTCCGTAAATAATCATTAGATTTCAAGATAAGTGGTAATTCTATTACAAGAGTATAGTATATATATCTACCTTAGATTTAAAATAAAAGCACTAACTTTCCGGCAAGAGATAGCGGCTGTAGCCGTAGACGCCCCAGCTTCCGAGGCGCGGGCAGGACTTCTCCTCCGACAGCATGGGCACCGCGCCGGGAGGCGGACGAATCGCGCCGGTGCTGGACGGCGTGACAGTGGGCGGCGGTATATATTTGCTCAATGCCCGAGAACAACCCCACGGGTGACGCCCCACCTCCGGGACTTCCTTCGTGATATAGGTCGCCAGTCCCCGGTATCCGCGGCAGTCCACGTCGGAGGTCGCCAGCACACGGGCGCGGTTCCATGTCTCCGCCCAGATCTCGCCTTGACCGTCCCACGCCTGCTGCACCTCCGCGAAGCTGAAATCCTGCTGCCGCAGGAAAACGTGGAGGTGCCAGCGGTGCTCCCCGTGGAGACCCTCGATGCGGTAGACGTAGTAGTCTACCGGAGAGCCGCGGCAGCGTTTCAGCCGCTTCAGGAATCGCTCCCACGCCTTCTTGACGCCTGCCCAATCCGGTGGAACGTTGTCCTCGTCAAAGGTCAGCGTGTAGAATATGCCGTCAAAGCCGAACAGTGCGAGGCGCAGCTCCAGCCTGTCCACACTGGTGCGGCTGAAGGCGGGACGGCAGCGTTTTGCCGCCGCCCGCCTGCCGCACCGCTCAAGGTAGGAATAATTGTCCGTAACAAATGCCTTGACCATGTAGCCGGCGCGCTGCCTGACGATCACATAGCGTCTGCCGTCAGAATCCGTCACGTCAGCTCCTCCATCAGCTCCGCCGCCCGCTCCTTCGCCTCCACCAGCTCAACTGCCAGCAGGATCGCGCTGTACACCTTCGCCGGAAGCTGGACGTCAGGGTCTGCCAGATAATCGCGGATGACGTCAATAGGTCGTTCGCTGGGCGTCATGTCAGTTCCACCTCCACATCGTATTCCTTCAAGATCTGCCGGATGTCCGCCCACGTGATATAGCCGCCAGCCACACACTCGGCGGCGTGGTTCAGTTCGCCAGACAGCTGCTGCACGTCCTCCATGGGCGCGTCGTGCTTGTCGATCAGCACATAGAGCATCAGTTCAATGCCGCGGTTCAGTCCCTCGGCAATACCGCGGTCAAAGGCGGCGTCCACGTCCCGCTGGGTGCGTGGGATGCGGCGAGGGTTCACCTTAGCTGCCATCACGGTACTCCATCACCTTCTGGCTGCCGTGATCTCCGGTAAGCCGTTCGAGCCTGTCCGCCGTATCGCGGAGGATGCGGCAGCCGTGGATGCCGCAGTTGTGCTCATAGCCACAGCCAAGACAGGCGAAATTTCCGGTCTGCACACGCAGCCGCCGCAGCACGGAGATTAGTTCCTTATCCGTCATTGCCAGCACTCCCTCCGAACAGTTGAACAACGGCAGCGACCTGCGCGACGTCGATAAATAACGGAGCATTTTGTGTTGCGCCAGACCACTTAATAGATAGAAGTTCGCCCGATAGTTGACTGTATTTGCATGAGATATTATCGGCGACAACATCTAAGCACTGCCCCGACTTCAGATATATAATAAACTTACTCACCCTTCACTACCCCCCCTTCTTCATAATTTGTGTTTTCGCGCTATCATCCACAAATCTGCAAACCCTCTCCGCACAAGAGACACACAACTGCTTTTCCGCAGAGAATGATGACTTGAAGGATACAACACCATAGCGATTGAAGTCCATGTTCACGCCGTCAACCTCGTAGTCAATCTCGCGGTTACACATATCACAGAACACTTTAACCATTTCTCCATCTCCTATCTCCAGATTAGCATAATGCATAATGCCGACACAAATAACATGCCATAAATGCACAAGGCTTCTACCATCACTCCACCTCCTAATCTTCAGCAGCAGAAACAGCACCACCTCGAATGAATCTTTCAAAGTCTTGCATACATTCAGGGCATAAATCTAAAACCCTTCTTGACCAATATTTTTCATCCAAATCACGGTCGATCAGGAACAAAGCATTTGCTTTCTCGCTGCCACTGAACAGCTTTCGACCGTCATAATGTTCATAGAACGTACCGCAGCGATCACACTTCTTTGCTCTCATCACTCCGCCTCCTGCATCCAGAACTCGCGTTTACAATCGTCACAGCTGCGGCCCATATTGTTACAGCGACCTCTTTTATCCATGTACTTTGCAGATATTGAAGTTGGACACGCACGCAAGATGCCGTTATCCCCTACAGGAGCTTCTGGATACTGCTTCAGAAACACGCTCTGCCGCGTCTTGCGCGAGTGTGCGGCAGACCATTTCTCGACCAACTCGACAATCTCCTCCGCGCTCTCCTGTGAACGCTCCTTAGCAGGTACAGTACAAAAATCAGTCTTGTATATAGGGCAATCCTCGCACACATCAACTTTAGTACACATACGCAGATATTCCTTCACAAACTTCACAGCATCCATCTACTTCATCACCTCCAAAGTCTGCGCTTTTTCCAGATCATCCAGCGCGGCGGCAACTGACCGCCAAATGCCGATGGGGAACCGCTCCCGGTTCAGCATCCGTCCAAGCAGCTCCGGCGTTATGGGCTTGCCGTCAACGTCCTTGCACCGTACCGCCAGCGGCGTGAAACTGTTCAGCCCTCCGGCACGGCGGTACTCCTCCAGCCGCGCCAACGTAGCACGCTTAAACTCGGCGGCTTCCGCCGCACCGCCGCGGGCGCGGGGAGAATCAGAGGACGAGTCCATCGACGTAGGGGGTGCCGGATAACGGACGTTCTTCGGCAAATCCTCCGCCGACTCCAGGGCGAGACGAGCCAAAACCAGCATTTCCATTTTGTCGAAGCAGCCCGCGCCCATGCCTTTGTTCAGGATAGAGCGCAGGTAGTTCGCCAGCTCGGCGCACTGCGCCTTCGTCATGTCAACTATCGTCATGCTGCCGCCCCCCCTCAGAATGGCTTTCGCCACCAAAAAGATCTTTAGCCTGCTTCAGAAGCTCTCCGCCTTCGGCGCGGATCACCACCCGGTCCGAAGCCGATTGTCGGGGATATGGCGCAAAAGAAGTCCTCATCACATGCGCCACACAGTTCTCAGGGTCATTCCCACAAAGACATGGCGCATATACGCATGAATCACAAATTGCAAACATCTCAGTTATCGTCATGCTGCCGCCCCCTCAGCGTTCCGCAGACGCGCCAGCATAGCCTTCGCCGCGTCTCCCTCCAGATAGAAGGCAGATGTCGAACCCACATCCAATTCCAAATCCCACACAGGAGAATCCTCGCGAGCCAGCATATCTATAAGCACGCGCTTACAGCCGTTGGCTATTAACGCGCCGGAGTGCATGTAAAGTTGAGTATACAGACTGTGCACAATCGCCACAAGTTCAACAGTGACGTCCGACCCGCTTCCGGCAAACGTCATGGAACCGACGCCCTTGTCAATCTTCACGTTAATCATCGTTCTCGTCCTCCTTTTCCACGGGCGGCAGCGCGATCCAGCGAACCACCGCCATATCTATTGGCTCTCGCTTCTTGCCTACACAGAATTCTCGCCCATTCCAGCAGCATGTCATTCTCATCGTCTCTCCGCCACCGGCTCCGAGGTCGACGTCCGCCACAACATCGCACGGCTCTGCCGGTGTCGTGCCGCCGGGCATCCACGACGACAGCACGGTCTGACCGGAAACGGCGGCCGTGGAGTTGATCTCATCCGTCAGCCCCAGCAGATAATCCACGGAGCAGCGCAGCGTCTTGGCGTTCTTCGCGACATCATCAGCTCGCCATGGCAGAATACCCCGGCTGTAGAATTTGACTGCGCTGTCGGGTGCCGTCCCATCACTAAGCGACCTCAAGAGCCCAACGGTTAAACTGCCTCCATAGTCATAGTGCAGTTCTACCTCATCGCCCAGCCCCGCAGCATCTGCTGCCCGCACAACGCGCCGAGATTCAGCCTGAACCCTGCGGGCAGCTTCACTCTGCGCCTTCATTTCAGCTGCGGCATCGGACGCCTTCTTTTTTTCCTTCGCCTTCTCATATTTCTCCCGAGCCTTGCTGCACATTTCCGCACAAGCAGCCCCGCAGAAGCCTGACGGATCGTGCGCTCCGCCGTCGCGGCACTTTAGGCAGCACTTCTCACCGCCGCAGGCTTCCCAACTTTGCGCCTTAAGATCGTGCCTAAAAAACTTGTCCATATGGGTGCAAGTCGACCCGTCCGGGCACTTGAAAGAAACTGCAAGGTATTCTCCGCGCTTAACGGCGTCGCGTATACGACCGGCACTCGGCGTAGTCTTCGGACAAACTCTCTTGACACGCTCCTGCACATACTCCGGGAGGCTGGACAGCGCGTCCGCCGCGTCCTCCGGCAGCGTCCCAGCCTCCCATGCGTCGCGGTAGCACGAAGCCAGCCCCTTCTGGATCTTCTCCAAACGCGCCAGCTTGCTCTTGCTGATTTTGCAGGCTTCGGCGACGTGGTCGCGCATACGACCCGGGAACTCGTAGCCCTCCTCCTTCAGCTGATAAAGTAGCTCCCGCACCCGCTCCACCTGCCGGGAGATCTCCGCCGAGGTGAGTGCGCGGGTGCTGCTGTTGGCGTACAGGAGGCGCAGCTCCTGCAGTGCCGGCGAGACTTCGCCGCGCTCCCGGAGGCAGGGCACTTCCCGCAGGTCGTCTCGCCCATCCGCTACCAGCATACGGATGGCGGCCGTGCGCCGGTGCCCGGAGACGATCACCACGTGACCGTTCTCGCCGTCGCGCACCCGGATGGGCTGCTGCAATCCGACGGTGGCGATGTTCGCCGCCAGCTCGTCCAAATCTCTAAGGGAGTAGAAGTTGTTCGGGTCGTCGTCCAGCAGATCTACGCTGATATACTCGATCTGTTCCCGCCCGGTGTCCGATTCGGGCACCGGCTGCGCCAGAGTCTTGGCGAAGTCGCCAATGTCGAATTTCTTAGCCATCGTCGCGCACCTCCTCGTGCAGATATTCCCAGACCCACGCACGGTAGTCCTGCGCCGCCGCGCTGCGGGGGCTGTAGTCCATGACCGGCTGCTGCATGAACGTGCTCTCGGGGATCTTCTCCGTTCGGCGGATCACCGTGTCGAACACTGTCCAGTTCCGGCGCAGCAGCTCCTCGCCCTGCCGCACCGATTCGCTGTTGTGCCACTGGCAAATCAGCACACCGGCAATCTTGATGGCAGCGTTAGCCTGCCGCATACTGGCGACCTGGGCAATCATGTCGCCCACACCCAGCAGGGAGAAGCCGTCCACAACGGTGGGGATCACCACCTCGTCCGCCGCCATCAGCGCGGCGCAGCTTGCTGCGGTGAAGCCCGGCGGGCAGTCGAAGATCATGTAATCCACGCCGTCCTCTGCGGCAGCGTCGCGGAATCCGCGCAGAGAGCTGATGCTGTGGATGCTGCTCTTCAATGCCTTGACGTCCATCTCGTAAAGAGAGCTGGAGCCGGGCAAAAGCTGCACACGACCCAGCGCGTCCTGCGGGATGGTGTTGTCGCTCCACAGTGTCTCCGAGCAGCCCATCAGCACGTCCGCCACGCTGGGTGCCGTGTCGGGGTCGAATTCCGGCAGGTAGAACCGCGTCAAGCTCATCTGCCCGTCGCAGTCAACCAGCACAGAAGTCTTCCCGGCGCGGCGCAGCACGTCGGCCAAAGTGAGGGCAGTTACGGTTTTTCCCACGCCGCCCTTCAGGTTCATGATTGCTATTGTTCTCACGTCTCTTTACCTCGTTTCTGTTGTTTTCGTTGCACCACACGCATTCGCGGTAGCTATACAGACCGTTGTCGCGCTCCACGACGGCGAATCGACCCGACGGATGGATCCACACCACGCGGCACGGCACCGCCCGCGTCCTCGCCTCAAAACGAGGATCTGACGACGAGTAGCGCAGCACAAACGGCTTGTGCATGATCTTGTCTCCGACCTGCATAGGCCCTCCTCTCAGAACGGCACGTCGCCGTCGTCTTTGATTTCGCGGAAGCTGATCTGCGCCGGAAGCGGCGCCGCCTTCGCCACCGGCTTCGGCACGGGGCGGAAGCTCTGGATGCGGCCCTGGAACTGCATCACCTTATACCAGCCTGCCTGGCCGTCCTTGTTCTTGTCGCATTTCAGGACGCGCGCCCCGGAGCGGTCCTCTGGATCCTCCAGATACAGCAGGAAGATGGCGTCCGCGTCCATGGTGATCTGTCGACTCTCGCGAAGGTCATACATGGTCGGTGCCTCGGTCTTCTTCCGCCCGGCGTCCGGCGTCAGCTGGGACAGCACCACCGCCGTGATGCCGTGCTCATGGCTCATCCGCTGCAGGCCGCGGCTGATGGAGCTGACCTCCTCCGGACGGCTCCAGCCCTTCCGTCCGTCCGCCTCGATGAGCTGCAGGTAGTCGATAAACACCACGTCGTAGTGCCGGGACAGAGCTACGGACTGGATGTCTGCCACGGTGAAGCCGCTGCACTGCATGATCTGCAGGCCCGTCCTACTCAGACTGGACGCCGCGTAGGCCAGCTCCTCCCACTCCTTTTCGCCCAGCTTGTTCTGCTTGATGTCGCTCAAGTCGATCATGGCCTTGGCGGACATGATGCGGTCAGCCAGTTTGGCCTTGTCCGTCTCGAAGGAGAAAAAGCCCACCCGGTACCGCTCCGCCATCTTCATGGCCATGCCCAGCGCCAGGCATGTTTTTCCGGCGCTGGGGTATCCGCCGATGACGCAGTAGTCGCCCCGAGTGGTGTATACCCGTTCGTCGATAAAGTCATAGCCCCAGCGGATGTACTCCGGCTTCTCCGTCTCCTCATGGCGGGCGAAGAAGTTCTCCCACATCTGGGTCATGTCCCAGACCTCCACGCCGGACTTCAGGCTCATGGCGGCGTTGGCCTTCTCCATCAGCTTTTCCGCCGCCGGAAGATCTTCCGTTTTCGCCAGTTCCGCGCCGATGCTCCGCAGCCGCCACACGATGCTCTCCCGCTTAAGGATCTCCACGTAGGAGCCCACGTTGGCGCTGGTGGGCGTCACGTCCATCAGCTGCACCAACAGCTCACCGTAGTCCTGCCCGGCGCGCTCCTTCAGCGCCGCGCCCACCGTCACGGGGTCGACCGGCTGCGCTTCCTGAAACAACTGCCGGATGCAGCCGTACACCGTGCGGTAGGCCGACGACACGAACATGGGCTCCGACGTATCTGCCAGCACATCGGCAATGCAGTCCGCGTCGATCAGCATCGCGCCCAGCACGGCGGCCTGCGCCGTCGCCAGCCTCTGGGACTGGATCGGGGCGTCAATTGTCATATCTCGTAGTCACCCTTCCTTTCCTGCACACGGCTATCTGGGCGCGGCTGCGTCTCCTGCGGAATCTCCGGCATTTCCAGCACGCCGCCGTTACGGCGGATGCCGTTGAGCCAGACAGAGACCGTCTTGACGC